GCCTGAGAACATCTGGGGTTGAATATCAACCCGAAGGGCCTCACTTTCAAACTCAGCAAAGTCCTCCCCGTTCATGCAACCGAAAGCTACATCATAGGGGTGTACTTCCACTTGCTGACGCTTAACTTCCACATGGAAGGACTCTTCAACGTCGTCATCGGGCTGAAGCCAGGTAGCCTCGATGATTTCGCCTGCCCTCCATTTGGCTACAGCTTCAGAAAAGGACAACAATTTAATGTTGACACCCACACGGCGAAAGAGCCCCTTCACCATGTGGACCTTCTGGTTATAAAATCTCGATCCAAGGGCCACATCACGCAAAAGGGACATCTGAACATCCACTTTACACTGTTCCAACTCATCAGGACAGGTCGTGACATACTTAGCTGTCTTCCACAACGCTTTGTCATCTTGGAGAGCCATCCACTTAACATCAGGTATCATGGCAACCTCACGGTTGTGAACAAACTTCCTGCTCAAGAACTCCAATTCTGTGAGGGGTCGGACAATTGGAGCCAGTTCCGGATCCCCTTTATCAGCAGGAGTGTAACTGATGCCACACTCCTTGAGAGCCTTGTGGGTTGACCGGAAATTGTACCAGTGTTGGATAGCTGGATCAACAACAACCAGCGTGTCATCACCAAAACTGGCTTCAGCCACCATCATAGCAAAGTCAGTCATCGTGGCTGGAGCCCCAACAGCCCTGGCTGACATGAGAAACGCGACCCTGTTCAAACGAACTGTTAGGAAAATGTTCCTAATAGTCGTCAAAACGTTGCCACTCCAATTAGCACAAGGGGCCTTATACACAAAAGGGCCAATAGCGATATGAGGAGTGGACAACATATCCAGGAGGGTCGACCTTGCACGAGCATCCCCTTCATTGTACGTCGGATCATACGTACGATAAAAAGACTCAACAGATGCCAAAAAGCAACGGTTAGCTTCGTCTTCAACACAAGACTCAGCCTGAGCCAAATCTCCATCAAAACCACTGGAACTTATAAGTTCCAAGCGTTCACCCAACTGAGTCCAGTCGGTTGAATCAACATTGATACCAACGCAACTAGGTGTAACAATCGGGTTACAATACACGTGCGCAATAAAATCTCCAAAGTAAGCCCGGCATAAGTCGGTAACAAACTGAGGGAAAATATAGATAACACGCGTCTTCCCGGCTTTGAACTTCGCCAAGGAACGAAGCTCATCTTTGGGTGCCATGTCAACAATGCAGTCTTCCCAGTGCGGCCTCTTCCCTTCACGGCAACCAGCCTCCACTTGGGTGTAGACTTGCCTATAGCGTTCACTAATGAGGGAGACAACTCCCTTCTCGTCAACAGAGTAGAGATCTCTTTTGCCGTTGGAGCGTGGCCAAAAGCCCCTACCAGGACTCTTAGACAGATTGAGTCTCCTAAAACCCGGAAGATCAATGCCCTGGGCGGCTTCCTCCAA